TTGACTGCCATCTGTGTGGTGTTCCACGCTGCTCGCTCCTCAGGAGTGCTCGCTTCCCTCATTTTTCGTTTGCATTCATCACGATACTCGAAGAGGTATTGTACCACAGAGGGTAGGAGGCCTTGTTTAGACTGGTCCCAAAAAGAACCGTTCTCTAATTGTATTATGTTCTCGCCTGGCCCATCTCGTTGGGTCTCATAGGAGAGGTTGTTTCCTAGGATTAGTGAGGGGTACAGCCCCTTGTAATCTATCACTGCCACTCCTTCGTGAAGCCCAGTAACACAGTTGAGGCCTACCTCAGCACCTTTGAGTTTCGCAATCTCACCTGCCTTGAAGCGGCTTGGCGCTTTCTTGTCCGTCCTACGGGACAGGAGGCCACGAGCAAAATTGGTGACGTTACACGCTGACGGTAATGAGACACCGCAAAGTCTGACCATCTGCACATAGAAGTCAGTCACGTTTCTTGCCTCATCTATTCCTTTGAGTAGATGAGTATCTAGTAGACAGTAGTCTACAAACTCGGGCCAATACTCGTACCAGCCATTGTAGACATCCATACCTTCTATTTCTTCTGTCAGTTTAGACCCTAGACCTACAGTCTCAGCGATGTCGTTAAGTTTCAGTGATGGTAGTTGCCCACCACCGCTGTCCTTCCAGACCCTCTCAAAACCTGTCCCGCTAGTAGCCTGCGCTGCAGTATCGAATTGCCATCTACCTACAATGGGCTGGTCAGTAGGGTCATACCTATCCTGCCCTCTTTTCATTCTGCGTATCTGTCCCACAGGACTGAGTCTTTGCGGGTTAGGTATTCTTTGTATGAGATGTGGAATATCAAAGAAGGAACCTGCATGTGCTATCATCATATCAGGGTCACGCTCTTGTAAGAATGCAACAAACTGTTCATGTAGTTCAGACTCTGAGCCTGACAACCGTAATTCGTATGTCACATCCCGCACTTCCCGTTGCATCACAGGGTTAGATAGTAAATCGTAAGGGCAGTTAGTTCTGTTATCTGCCCAAGCAAATACTACGGGAGTGTCTAAGTCGCTGTCTATCACAGCAATGATGGTGGTAAACCCTTCATCGGGGTCCGCTTCTATATCAAACCACCATTTACGAGGCTTCCAGTCAGGCATTTCTTGCATGTTATCTATGAGCCACCGGTCTGTGAATCTGACATCAGCCTCGTATGTCTTATCGAACTCCTGTCTCATGCTGATGATATCGAAAGGAGATTCTGCTACTACTTTGATTAGAGGGTTACCATCTAACCCCACCGCTCTCTCGTCAGTTATCTGAGTGCCTGGGTATCGGGTCAGTAGCCTGCGCTTTCTATAGTCACCAACATTCGCAGGTATCCAAAAGTATGGTTTGTAACCCTCTATATTATTCTCGATGAGATTACCTTCTGCGTCCCTGTAGCGGGTGTATATGGTAGGGGTTTCACCATTGGTGTAGTAATCATCTACTATCAGGCCAATACCTCCTTCCTTGATTATAATCCATGTCAAACTCTATCGTATATGTGAATACCATTCAATCCCCCCTCTTGTCCATCACCAAAAGGACATGGTCTCTAGTGGTGTGTCGGAATATGGCAACGAAGTCATCAGCAGTGTATAGTTCTACTGTGCCTTGTGGTATGGTTAGTAACGCATGAGGCAACCAACTACCGAAAGAGGATGTACAAACATCGCTTGGGCCATCTACATCTTCCAAGTCTATACCAATGCTCATCTTTGCCCCACCTTTGTTACCTACATTGATAGACAGGAGGGCTTCACTAGTGTCAAACTCGCAAGTAATTGGGAGGTCTTTACCTACTATCTTCTCACTTGACTTGACTTGGTAAAGACTCTCAGCGTCTATCTTTCCGTAACACGTGAGTGCTCTACCTGCCCATGACTTCCACAAATTAGCCTCTGCTTCTTTTAGGAGAGTCATTGCTTGTGCTACACTCTTGTGTGAACGTACATAATCAGTAGTAGGTAGGTTGAGGCTGGTCTTACCAGACAAGAGCCTCAATGCTGAGTTCTTTGGTTGCCAAAGAGTGACCATGGAGTCCTTAGGTAGGCTCTTGATGAAAGCCAGTACCTTAGTTAGGTCCGCTATCGTTATCTCACCGGAGTCTACGACCTCAGCACTCACTGAGGTGTGCAACATATGAGTGGGCAGTGCTACTGTGCCTGACAGTCTCATCTGTTGGGCCTTGAGCCTGAGGTCCCCCACCCCAGGCCCAAAACCCGTCAAGAAAGCAGTCAAACTTGCCTTACCTAGAGTCACTCGGGTAATACTACTCCCTCCTTAGAGCAGTACCCCGATTTTGGCGCGGCCTCGCATACATCGTGTATAAAGTCTTTTCGGTTAGGCTCATTACACCCGCACATAGTAGGCCAAGGCTCCTTTTCCCCCTCAGGAGTAAAGGAAACTAGGACGATAATACCTGTACCGTTGCAATCCTTACAAGTCATTGACTACCACCAAGCAGTTCCGGTAATCCGTGCCACTTGAGTGGCTCGTCCTTGTATGTAGCCATTACCAATCTGCTTTGGTCTAGTAGGTTAGGCTGAGAGCGAGCCTTCGTGAAATGAGCCTCATAACGAGTCTCACCAGTCAAACGGCCCTCATCATCCCTAATAGTAGTTTTAGTCATCTCAATAATGGTGTGTAGGTAGTTACTGGTCTGCTTTTCCCACTTTGGGTATTTCTTACCAGTTGTAGTACCATCTGCCTTCTGTTCATAGTTCCAATGTGTCTCATATACCACATTGACTCCCAACCGCGTCAATTCGCGACACATGGAGGTCAATTGGTGGAACCTGGTGGTCCTAATTTGCCAGTTGAACCTCATACCCACCTTCTCTTGTGGGCTGATAGAGGCACCTATACCGTCAGGTGCTGTTCCAAGGTCCTCGATGAACATACAAGACTTAGCGACACTGTCCCATAGGTCTACAGCAGTCACAAGGACTGTGTGGAGCCTAGGGCCATCATAAGAGGGGTCTAGTTGGGTCTTAGCCCACTTTAGAGCCTGTTCTGCTATTCCCATAGTCTTGTTGTGTGTAGCAGGGTAGTCGTAAGCGGTTCTAGAGTCGCCACTTTGCATTACCCAAGGGTTCTGACATTTGAACTCAGACCTTCTGTTTGGGTAGAACGAGTCCCTAAGCCTCTGCCCACCACCATCGAAATCGATGATAAGACAGCACTGCCCCTCAGGTATTCCATTGAGAGCAACTGCAGTCTTACATGTACCATCGTCACCAATGATTCCGGTAAACTCACCTGTAATGGGTTCTATTTCTTCTGCGAACCACTCTTTCTTATCACTCTCTTTCAGAGGTGTGTAAGTGGTTTCTTCTTGTGGTACAAGGGGTTTAGCGTTCTCTTCGTTAGAAATAGCAGCCTCCCTGTCTTTGAGTGCTTTGAATCCACTCATCAGTTACCACCGCCGAACTGACCTAGGCTTGTGTCACCACCCTCGCCAGCCGGTATGGCTAGGCGTGGGGGTGCATAGATACCTGTTGCTTTGATGGTTGGTACTTCTCCTTCGTCTGTGACACGAATGCCTAGACGCCCGAAGATGTAGACTTGAGACCTAACCGCGTATGGTTTGAAACCATCACGTCCTTCGTACTCAAATCCATGATTCACATCACCGAGGAAGCCGTGTACTCTCACAGAGACCTCTCTACGGAACATGTCGTCTACGAACTCTCTCTGTAGTTGGAAAGAGGACACTCTCATGGTGTAGTCCTTACCCCATGGGTCATATTCGCTATCGTAGCCTGTCCTGTTGATATCCGTGACACGACCGCTAATACAGACCAAAGGCCCGACTAGATTGTCTATGCCTGGTACCTTCTCAGAGCCGTTTTGGTATACTTCCATTAATTCTGTCAAGTCAGATACATAGGAGTCCATCCCACCCATGAGTATCTCTCCCTTGAGGTATTGTCTGTCTTCCTTGTCCACGAACTCGTCAGTGTATGTGATATTGGCGAAGAAGTTGTTTGCTCCTCTCCACACATCTTCCCATCCCTCACTGACATTGCCTTGTGGGCGTACTCTAATACTACAAGGCTGTCCTATCTTGACGGGTTGTGATACTGAGTCCTCAGTAGAGCCACTGACATCTATCCTAAGTAGGGTCATGTCGTCACTGAACTGTTCTTTGTTGTTACCGAGGAACCTGTAGGTTCTGCTGAACAGAGACGGACCTATTGGTTCACCATGCCTAGCCCAATCAGGGTTACTCTGTAGTAGACATAGCGTCATACCACTGTCCCTAACGAGGAACCATGGGTCTTCGCCTTCGACAAACCTTTCTTGGGTGGAGGCTACTATGCCGCCAGCCTTCTCTAGCATCCATACTCCCGTCTCAACGAAAGCACGGGCTACGACACCACTCTCTATGGCTTCACTTAGGTCAGCCCTAGCCTTATCTAGTGCTTCATTACGTACTCTAGCACGCTTATCCCTTATTTTAGACTCTACAGCCACGAAACAGCCAACTAGTTCTTCACTGTTACCGCCTGGGGTTTGCATCACTCTTCTTTCTACTACAAAGGTCTCCGCTGCATCGACTAGGAAATCCTCATCCTCTTCGTGCGGGTTGACGATACCGAGATGTTCCTCGATATAGTCCAAGAACTGCTTAGTAGCAGCCTCTTCGGATATGCCGTGTTGTTCAGCATACCAATGCAGTCTTTCTTTCACTTCTTCACTTGGTTCATATTCCATATTATCACTTCTTCCTTTCCCACTGAGAAGCGAGGCTACCCACAAACCAGTCAATGAACCCCTCTCTTCCAAGAGGCCATTGGTGTGTGGCTAACACTGCGTCTCCCCAAACGCGGGAATAGTGGTGGAACCTAGCAGGTTCCATATCAAGTTGTCGCACCCTATCGTGCAACCTGTTCAAAATGCTCAAGTTAGACTGTCCAGCCACACCTGATAAAGCGATTAGTTCTTGTCTGAGAGCCACCCAATCACCACCTACTATAGATAGTGCAGGGGCAGAGTATGCCTCTGCTGCAGCGCCTGCTTTGACCATTAGGTCATGCACGCTACCTGACATGTTAGTGGCTCTTGTAATCTCTCGAAGGTCACCATTCCAAGCAGCGCACACTGCTACGGCTACCTCTTCCGAAATCTGATGATATCTTCTCTTCAATAGAGACATCACCTCTCCGCTATTGTAGGCTCGGAACACACAAGTATGGCATCGTGAACTGATAGCCGGTGTGATGTTCGCTCCCTCGTTTGCTGTGAGTATGAATAACGCATGTCCTGTTTCCATGATTCTGCGTAGAGCGTCCTGTGCTTGTTTAGTGAGGCCGTCAGCCTCATCCAATAGAATGATAGTGGCTTCACCATAACCCCGCTGAGTAGCAAGTTCTTTCACGCGCGTGCGTATAAAATCAATACCGCGCTCGTCTGATGTATTGAACTCGTGCAGGTCTGCGTTCAACGCCCGCGCTATGGCATGAGCGGTAGTCGTTTTACCAGTCCCTGGAGGACCAACTAATAGCAGGTCGGGGACTTCGCCCGCGCTAATCATTGATTTTATTTCATTTAGCGGGTGGCTCTCATCGTGTATCATCTCTTCTAACATCATGGGACTTGCTGTCCGAGAGAACCAGGTACTTAATCATTCGCAAGATTCTCGTTTTATTGCATTGTTATCTTAATAAGAATCAAGTTTCTGAATTAGAGATTTTATTTCAGGATAGTCCATCTTTCTAGCAGTGCTAGTATTCATAGTGAGAATTAGATTTTCTAAGTTGGCTCGGTCTTTCACAGCATCCCAAACCGGCTCGAGTAAGGATAGAACCTGCCTAATTTGCCGTTTATCTCTTAACACGCGCCCGTGTACTCCCTGTGTAGCGAGCCACATATTGAGTTCGGGCTCATCTTGCATGCTAGTGTAGACCTTTCTGTGCACAGTATAGCCTAGTTTGGTTTTTGGTGCAAAATGGACGCTAGCCTGAAAACGAGCATCGCGTGCTAACCAAGCCAAGAAGAAATCATCGTGCCTGTCCATGTCCATCAATCGTCCATAAGTCACCATACTGCATTACATCACTCAATCCACAATCTGTTGCTATCGATACAAGATAAGCACCTTCCACTTTACCTTGTGTGCAACGCAAAGCATGGAATGAACCCACTATTGGGGGATTCATATCGCTCCACACTGGTTTGCTGCAACCGTCCTGTAATACGGTATGATTTGGTATCTTCTCTTTCTGTATGTTAGCATATCCAACATGAATAGGGTCGAAGCCATCCATAGCCTCTAAGCGTAACATGGCCCATTCACCATCAGACTTTGTCTTCCCTTGAGTAATTAGAAGAGGTAATTCAAACACTCTCCTAGGTAAAATGAAACCACCTTTGTGCCCGTTGTGTATGTGGCCTCTTTTACCATCTAGTAGTCGGATTACTTCACCATCCTCTAGACTTTCAGCCAAGGCACGAAGGTGGGCTTCATCCCTAACACGCTTAGGTGCAACTGCACGTTCTTCGTAGGTCTTTTCCCATAGATTGGGGTCATCGGAGGTATGTAACCACTCTTTGATGTGACCATGCCCATCTACGAGGGCTATACAGTCTTCACCTGCAACTAACGTATCAATTGGTAAATCTTTGACCATGTGGCCTGATGTATTGTACACAAAAACTCTCTCATCTACTTGATGAGCATAATAACGTGCTCCGTCCACTATCTCGTAATAGGTGTTCTCGAAAGGGACAGACCAATACTTCCAGCGAGCAAATGATGGTCCCTTGAACGGGTGGCCAGGTTGAATCCTAAACTCACTTGACAATTCTTCATTGATTGCTCTCCTTAACACTGTAGCCATATCCTCTACGGCTAACGCTTGAGTTAAGCGCTCTGGTGAATATGTCCCCCCACCGTGTGCTACAGCCCGTAGCAATCTCTTACGAGAGAGTGCAGGGCCGTCACCAAGGGCTCTAGCCCAAATCAATTCTGCTGACATCCTATCCATTCTATTCATCACGGTGGCGATATCGACTCCTCGCTCGCGCACAGAAGATACCAGAGACAATGCTTCGGGTATGGTTAGTTGCTCTTCACATTCAGAAGGAGATTCAGATGCTAAACTAGGCACTAGTGGTACTCCCTCTACTAACTCGAACTCTTCGGGGAATACTCCATAACTCCTATGAATAGCGCTCATCACATGTTCGGGTTTGAGAATGGATGGGCCGTAAAGTAAAGAACAAAACTCTTCAATGTGGTCTTTGTTCAACAACAAGAAATCGTAGAGCAGTTGCTCTTGCTCACGGGTTTTAGCAGTCTTTACGGCCGCGACAAGTATAGCCGCTTCATCCAACCTCACAGGTTGACCAAGTAGGATGGGTACTTCAAGTTCTCGGAAGAACTTCATACACACGCCCGCGATGACCACCTTCTTTTATTGAGAGCCAGTCGGGGGAATCTTCGTACACCATACCGAATACTTGAGAGGGTACTTTCTGTGTGTTGATGCCTTTTTTGATTTGCCTAGGTAGGTATGTGCCTGGTCCTTGGTTCTCTAACCAAACAATTATTCTGTCCTTTAATTCACTGAAACTCTCCTCAGTTTGTTTGACATAATTGGGGCTAAGTCCCCATATGCACAAATCATAACGCCCTGTCAAAGCACCGGTCTTTCTTGTTATTCCGACCTTCACGATATCTTTGTCCTTCGATAGCACATTCCCTAGTTGTTGCATGGTACATCCATGCCTCATTGTAGAGTTGATGTGTTCAGATATTTCTGTGCTGTTAGCATGTCCATTCTCTAGTAAATACGTCTTTATGTTCTGTCTCAACCTTGCGGTTCTCATTGTATCACTCTTCTTCTTCAATTACGGCTCTTACCAAGAGGCAAAAGGTACCGCGCATGTGTGGGGGGACTGTATTACCTTGAAAGGTTGTCCCCAAGTGTTTAACATTGAGAGATTCAAGAGTTCCGTTATCTACACACTCGACTATCGTCTCAGGTGGCATTATTCTAGCCTTCCACGATTCACCGTCCTCGTCAAAGAACCACCATGTGTAGAAATTGACCTCGCCCGCTACAAGGAAGTAGTCATCAGGACTGAGATGTACTGGGGAAGACCCAGTCTCGCATTTGGTACACTCCAGTGTTACTACCCACCTATCCATGGGCTGTCTTTCACCACTTTCGTCTACATAGTAGGTAGAGCCTTGGACGTCCCAAAACGCCCTCTCTAAGTCCATGTTCACTATACGTTCATCACATGAGGGGCAAGTCCATGACTCAGCCTGTTGTTGCATCATTTGCGCTGCTAGTGCAGGGTCGTCTGGAATGATTTTGACTTCTGACTCATCAAGCCCCCATCCTAACTCCTCTAGGACGATTGCTACTCTCTGTGCAGGCCCTTCTGCTCTTTCCGTTCTAGTGAGGAGAGCGAGGGTGGCATCCCCTGTTCTGCGAAATGCCATCTCACCCTCCATCCAGTCTTGATTTATTTCCATGCTCTCGATTATATTACGAGTCCATTCTAGTTCTTCTTCGTTCGGTTTCCAATTATCTACCATGGGTATATCGCCTCCAAATCCCTATGGTCAAAAGTGCTTGTCCCCCCACAACAACCACACTTGACTGCGGTCATTATGTCGCCTGTGTCTTGCTGCCCCTTAAGTAACATACAGTAGGTATCCTCTCCAAAGGTCATATTACAGTGTCCACATAGGTGGCTTGGCCCATGGAACCACCACTGCTGATGCAGTAAATGGTAGGCCTCTACTGTGTAGACTTTGTCGCTTTTACTCATCTTGATTACTTCGGGTGGTATGAAATCCATGTCCCAATTCATTCTTCACTTCCCCCATTCAAGTATGTCGTTAGTGGTATACCACTGCCAGGGACTAGAAACGGCCCTGTACCTTCACTCCAACAGCCACACCTTCTACACCATAGACTCATAGAGAACACCTCTTCTAATGATGTAGATGTTTCTGCACTGTTCAATTCTATGGAGTGGCCGTGTGTCACGCACTCGACTAGGTTTTCAAGGAACTCTTTCCTCTTCTCTAAGCCTAGAGCCTCTTCTTTGAGCCTAGTCGCTTCTCCTTCTATTTCATTCATCTTTCTTGTTATTTCTTCCATTTTTCTTCCTCCTGTATTTCTTCTTTGCTTTCCTGTATTCTTCCCATGTCTGACTCAACTAGTCACCCCATCATCATAGTCGACGTGGTCTTCGGGTAGATATTTTTGTAGTTTCTTCATCTTGTTGTTCAATTCCTTACGTATTTTTATTGCAGCCTTCATCACACGGTCTGTGGCGTGCTTATCTTGCTCTCTATCATCCCATCTAGGGGAGATAGTACCCCCTTCCGTGCTACAACGAGGTGGTAGTAGAGTCCCCATATTCTCTATCATAGTCTTGACAATCTCATACTCTGCGTGTTGTATGCTCTTTGCTCTCATTGTACCGACTCCTTCTCTACCATCGCTCTAGCAAACGCTTCTAAAGCCTCTGTACTGACTAGTCCTAGTACGTCCTTAGGGATAATCTCGCCAGCAATTCTAGTTTGCCCAGCACATTCTGTGAGAGTGGTCCCCATGTAGTGATTCAGTATAGCATCTAACTCGTCGATGCTATCTGTATAGTCTTCAATCCACTGTGTATAGGCTTTGGGAAAACCCTCGTCCTTTCGCTCTTTATCCTCTACTTTATCCATAGATGCTGCTATGCTCTCCATTACTTCTTTGAGGGCACTCTTGCCCCCCGCCATCTGACTGATTACTTTCAAGAGGAGCGCTTCGACCAACTTACTGGGTCTCTTCATCCTTATCTCTTGAACATAGTCTTCCTTCCTTACGAAGTGACCATGCATACGCACAGTGGAGCCTGTACGCATGTCTACGACGAGTATGTCGGGGTTACCAACATTCTCCACATCAGTCTTGATGTGCTTCTCTTCTTCTGCTTTCATCTTAGATACTAAGTCTCTCAGTAGTTTGTGACTACCGAGTGACCATTCACCTTCTATGTTTCCTTTCAATGTCATCTTTCTTCCTCCAATTGCCCCCATTGCTCTGCCATGGCCTCCGCAAAACCATCGTAGAACAAAGACCGCAGTTTCCCACGGTCGGCCGATGGGGGCATCGACCATATTCTGTGGCGCTCGCTCTTAGGCAAGGCCATCATTTCCTCGTGCACATTGTTGGTAGGCACGAGTTTTGGCAGGTTCTTCAACCAAAGGCATGTTCTCTTCTCCTCCGGATGGCCAAACTGCCATGGGTGTATCATTTGGTCCGACTTGCGGATGTGCGAACTAATTACTGATACTGGGTTTTCTATACAGATGCGGTGTATTGGTGCATCCATAAGGAACTGCACGAACTCGAGAGCGTCCTCTCTCAGATGGAGAGGCTTCTTGCCCTCGGTAAACCACCTCGCTCCCGATACTGATAGGTGAGTGCAGGGTGGGTGTGCAATCATCAAGTCCCACTGCTCCTCTCCCCAAAGGATGTCTACTATGTCCCCCTCATAGTGTGGGCCTGGTGACTCTGTGGGTAATATATCACAAGAGATAGCATCATGTCCTCTCTCAAGGAATGCGTCTCTAACAGTCCCCGAATACTCACAAGCAACTAGAACCTTCAAAGATATACCTCCCCACTAAGTAGGGAGTCTGCGAGAGACTTGGCTACTATCATCTTGTCGTTCTCTGAGCCATCTAGAGCGCTGGTTACCAACGCTGCCTTCTCACTAACTATCTTATCGAAGTGAGTGTCCACAGTATTCGATGCACTGAGCACCACCTTGTGGCATACTCCACTCTCTTGTGTCATTCTTCTCACACGTGCGGCTGCCTGCTTCTCATGTGCTGGTACCCACTGTCTCTCGACGAAGAGGGTAGTATCAGCAGCATCGAGATTGACTCCTTCCTTCATGGCTAAGGTGCTGCAAACTAAAAATGCAATCTTGCCTGCTTGGAACTCCTCTATGATTCTCTGCCTCTCATTGTCAGGTGTAGAGCCAGTGATATTAGCCACTAGAGACCTACCATTGTTAGTGATAGTTGCGAGTTTGAGCCAATTCGATAGTTCATCTACCACATCCTTGTGATGTGCGAATATCACTAACGGCTTCCCTGTTTTCATATAGTCTAATGCCCACTTACTCGCTGCCTCTACCTTGGCTTTACCAGCAGAGTGTCTCAACTCTGTCAATATGTTTAGTAGCAAACCAGGGGGTATAGAGCCGGAGCCAGTTGTTCTGTAGTATTCTAGTTGGTCCATCAGAGTGTTGTATGACTCATCGTACTGCTTTCTGTCTACATCTATCTCTAGTATGGTCTCTACTAGGTCAGGCATCTGCTCGTTTAATCTAGGGTCATCCATAGTTCTGCGTAGCATTATATCTTTCAGTAGGTGATTCAATGGCACAGTCGTGCCGTCTTCACTCTCCTCTATATTGCTAGCCCCTCCGAAATCCCAACCATATCCGTTATGGATTGCAGCACAGTATTTCTTCCCAAACAGGAAATAGTCAGGGAATGTGCTCGGTTTGAGCATGGTCAGAGTTGTGAATATCTCTTCCGGTCTATTCAGTATAGGTGTACCTGACATGCAGATGATACCCTCTACTGTGGGCCATCTCACTAACTCCATCGCAGCCTTTGACCTCTTAGCCTTTTGACTCTTCATGTTATGACACTCATCGAATATGATACACTCATAGCCATCATTGCAAAGAGACTCTATTCTGTACTGCAACAAGTCGTAGTTGATGATTGTAACATCTTCTGTCTCGTAGTCACCTGACCTGCCTTGAATAATAGACGGTGTTAGGTTAGTCCATTTCTCGACTTCGTTAGACCAGTTCTTCTTGACCACAGCAGGACAGACTATCAGAGTCTTCTTGTATTGACCTGCTAGTACACACAATAGAGCCTGTAGCGATTTACCTAGCCCCATCTCGTCTCCGAGCAGTAAACGATTCTGACCACCAGTGACGAACATGTTGGGTGCTACCCACTGATATGGTCTAACTGACTCTTCATTCTTGAGCCCGTGTACCCATATCGGCTCTCCGTCTACAGCACTGCTGAGTAATACTCTCTCTGCAGTGTGCTGATGAGCCTCTACAACCTCCGGCATGGCCAGTAACGCATCACTGAGGGCTGGGTAGTGAGGCTTGACAGCCTTTGCTACCACAGCACCGGCTGCGATTGGTATGACCCACTCCTTCGTCTTCTTGTCGAACCTAGCAGTGCCACAAGATTTCACAGCAGCGTTGATGTCTGCATAGTTTGGCTTGTATGGCCACTTCATGCTCAATTTATCGGGTGGTCTCGATGTCACTATCACCTCAGAGAAGGTGGCATGTGATTGAGTCTCCAGCCCATCGAAGTAGTAACCGAACTGCTCCAGTATCTCGAGGGCTCTGCTGAGTTCATCGGGCTTGTCTCGTATAGACCAAGCCTTCTTCTCTCCGTCCCACTTGACAGCAGGGAAGCCTAACTCCCCCTTGAGAGCGTCCTTAGCCTCGTTGTT